GGACGTAAAATACATTGAAAGCGATGAAAATGGCATTGCAGTATTTACGAATAAAGTTAATACTGATCTTGTATATATTACCGCAACAGAAAACATAGAGAATTAAAATATGAGAGATGATAAACTAATTTGGGTGGAAAAATATAGACCTAAAACCATTGAGGAATGTATTTTACCAAATTCCATTAAAAATCAGTTCAAGGGGTTTATTGAATCAGGCGATTTTCCTAACCTCTTGTTTACTGGTACAGCAGGTACAGGTAAAACAACCAGTGCATTGGCATTATGTAATGAACTGAATTATGAAACGGTGGTTGTTAATGCTTCGGATGAACGTAATATTGATCTTGTCAGAAATAAAATCAAAACTTTTGCATCTCAATCATCATTGGAAGGTAAAAGAAAAGCCATTATTCTAGATGAAGCGGATGGTCTTAATAAACAGTCTGCCCAACCAGCACTAAGGGCGGCTATTGAAGAATATAAAAGGGTAAAATTTATTCTCACAGCCAATTATAAGAATAAATTGATTGATCCTATCCATTCGAGAACATCGGTGATTGCTTTTAATGTTCAACACAAAGAAAAGGAAACACTTTCTGTCAAATTTCTGAAGAGATGTTTTGAAATTTTAGAGCAAGAAAATATTGAATATGATAAATCCGTTGTTGGTGCAGTTGTCAAACAATATTTTCCTGATAACAGAAGAATTTTAAATGAACTTCAAAGATATTCAAAAGGTAATAATAAAATTGATAAAGGATTATTATCTGTAATGGATGCCTGTGATGTTTCCGATCTATTATCCGCATGTAAAAATAAAAAAATTAATGACATTAGACAGTGGGTAGTCAATAACATTGATATTGACGCGGAAGTGTTATTTAGAGAAGTGTATGATCAATTCTATACTGAAGTGGCACCATCGTCCTTGCCAGAATTGATCATATTGATTGCTAAATACATGGATCAAATTTCTACGGTGGCAGATCAGGAAATTAATGTGATGGCATTTTTAATGGAAGTAATTGGATTAATTGAATTTAAGTAAGGAACATAATGTTATTTGATGTAATATTGCCTAGTATTAACAATAAAACTGAAAATCTATTTGATATTGACATTGATATAGAAAAAGAATATAGTTCATATATTGTAAATAAGGCTTTTTCTTTTGGGTTAGATAGTCTGATTTATGCTAATTGTATGAATTATTATTGTAATTTGCCCAGAAAAATGCAATATGATTTTTATTATTATGGTCTTGACAAGAGAAAACGATGGAACAAATGGATAAAAGAAGAGAAAATTGAAGCCATTGACCGAGTGAAAGAATACTATAATTGCTCTCTAAAGAAAGCAAGGCAGTATATGACAATATTAAATGATAATGATTTGAAAATAATATATGAAAAAACTAATAAAGGTAGTAGTGAAAAGGTATGACTGATTTATTTAATGGATATGGTATTGAGGTTGATATTCTCAAAAAGGACAATTTCTTAAAAATTGTCGAGACATTAACTAGGATTGGGTTTTGTTCTGAAAAAGAAAACAAACTATTTCAGACGGCACATATATTACACAAAACTGATCCAAGCACTGGCAAATCTCATTATAGGATTCTTCATTACAAAGAACTCTTTATGCTGGATGGTAATTCTTCAACATTGTCTCTTGAAGATATAGGTTGCAGAAATAAAATTGTATTTTTATTGGAAGAATGGGGCCTTATAAATATTTTGATAGATAGGGATGATGTAACTCCTATTGCAAATTTGAATTTAATTAGAATTATATCACATGCAGATAAAAGAAACTGGATTCTTGAACCTAAATACATAATGTCTGGTTCATCAAGTAGTATTAACTATAATAGCAAACAATATAGTGGAGAAGGTACCTATGATGATTAATGATCGTCTTGATTTAATTAAACCATTTAACCCATATGAGCCAATTAACCCATATAAGCCTGATACACGAATAGATGATATTTTTAGAGGGCGTATTAAATGCACAGACAGTGACATTAAATATACCGATGATTCCATTATTTGCAGATTTAAAGTACCAGGTTTTACGATTGATGAAATAGATTCTACTATTACAGACCAATTACTTCAGATTACATGTAAAACAGATGACAGTTTCATAGGAAGTATGTCCTTTAGTGAAGAACTGCGAGGTGTGACGGGTATTAATAATGCTATATTAGAAAATGGAATTTTAACCATTGTATTGCGATATTCCAAAGATACATCTACCAAAATTGATATCACGGTAGCATAATGTCTGATATTGAAAAACTATTGAAAGACATGTATGCAGAAACATCATCTTCAGAAGATGATGTTTCTGCTGGATTATCCCAAAACTTTTCAGTTAAAGAATTGGCCAAATTTTCCAGTTTATTAACATTATATACACCATTATTGGAAAAATCAGAAAGGATATATTCCATTCTCCTTGAACTTGATGTTGAAAGAAGTATGTTGAATGACCATGAAAGAAATGTATTGGTTTCATGGTTGAATGAATATAAAACATTAAATATGTCCATGGAATCTTTTCTTTCAAAGAATACAATACATTAATATATTAAAGGAATCAGCATGGAATTTTTCACATTAACATTTATTATTATTTTATTATGCGGTGTCTGGGCAAAAGTCGGTAGAATGAATGGTGGCGGAAAACCAGAATTGCCTTTCGGACTAGATGCACATTTATTTTCTCTACCTGCTGGATTTGTAGGAGGATTATTAGGCAAATATTTCCTTTTCAATTGGTATATTATTATACCTTTCACAAATATAATACTTTCTTCTGCCATGATTTGTTTTGCTATTGCATATGCTGTAACATTTTTGGGAAGGAGAATTGGAATAGGTCAATATTTTGATTTGGGTACAACTATTAGAAAAGTATATGAATCTGAAAAAATAGATTTTCTATTGAAACCATTTTTTGGTGTTGATAGAGGCACAAAAACAAAAGGTAAAACTGGTGGATTTTGGAGAGATTTTGTAGGATTATCTTTGACCGGTACTGTAGCAAGTTTAGGATTAGTCATATTATTATTAGCATCAGGTTTTCATTTTCTTGCATTCTGGACATTTTTTTGGTGCTCATTTAGAGGATGTGCCTATGCAATAGCAAAACATGATACAGTGGAAAATTCATTTGAATGGAAAATTCCACATACAGTTAGAGCAGAATATTTATCAGGATTTACATATGGTCTTGCATTCTTTGTTCCCTTGCTGTATATAATATTATATATTTAATTGCGCCCATATAGCTTAATTGAATAAAGCAATCGCCTTCTAAGCGATAGATTAAAGGTTTGAGTCCTTTTATGGGTACCATTTTTTATTGACAATATTTACCAGTTTGCTATTATATGACAGTGAAATGATTTTTTAGAATGGAAATACATTATGATATACTTAAATACAGGCATAGCAATGATAGCGTTAGGAATAGCCCTTATTGTTTATATTTGTAACATTCCTATTGTACAATACAGTCATGCAACAAATGAATGTGTGAATGTTATTGGCATTGGTTCATGTGAAGATATTCCTGCTATGCATTTTTCAGAATGGGTTGAATAGACTTGACAATATATGGCAATTTGCTATTATATAGATGTAAGTTGATTTTAACAAATGGAGATATATTATGAATAATGATTTCAAAAAGTTGTTAAGTACCATAAAAGCAAAAAACATTCTACTTTTCACCCCTTTTATTGTTATAGGATTAGCGGTCGTTTTTGGTATGAGTTATCTTTTGTTTACGATGGCTTTCGGAGAGTATGCTGATTTATGGTCACGCGCCCTTGTCTGTCTTTTTGTTTGGGGTTTAATTTCCATGTGGATATTGGAAAATAGGAAGTAATTGTGAAAGGAAACACAAATGAAACAGAATAAATTAGATATTCTTATTAATCTAAATGAGGGTCGTAGTTTTAAATACGACACACGCAGATGGATTGGTGGTTCAAGAGGTAAGCCTTCCTTAAACGATGCGGATGTATCTAGTTTATTCCTAAGTCATTTGATTACTAATGAGGGTAATCTAGTGGTACTAACTGATTTTGGTAAAATATTTGTAAAAAATCAAATGAAAATGCCAGATAACAAAGAAAAGAAATCAATGGTTCGGCATATACCCAAACCACTTACACCAAAAGAAGCAAGTCAAATACTTGAAGATAATAAAAACCAAACAGAACACACCGCCGCAATTAAAGGAGAGGAATAGGTATGACCAACCCCCAGACAACACTTAAGCCGTGCCCTTTTACTGGTGAAAAGCCGCAATTTCGTTTGGCTAAAAAGCGTAGATGTCAATTACACGGCGATCCTTTACCACAGGATACAATCATATTTTCTAGCGCCGCATCTTTTCAAGCGAGAACAAAAGAAGAAGCCATAGAAGCTTGGAATACCCGCGCCGACATATCCCCGCAAGCTGTTGATGTGGAAGCTTTGAAGCGTGAATGTATAGACGACTTTACAAATGATCAATGCCGTTGGTTGGGACACCACTCAATCATTGAAAGCGTTATAGACCATTTAAACGAACGCGGCTTGATAACGCTGGATGATACGAAAGGAAATGATAATGTCTGACCCTAGATTTTTACAAGAAGGTTTCGATAAAAAACTAGCTCATCTTGTCGAAGAATGTGGTGAAGTATTAGCCGCCGCAGGTAAGACACAACGATGGGGCTTGGAATGCGTAAACCCTTTATTGCCTGTAGAAGAGCAAGAGACAAATAGAAATTGGTTATTACGCGAGATTAAAGATTTACAAGCTACAGCTTCGCGGTTGTTGGTTGAAATGGGCGAAGAAAACTTAGAAGAAAAATATTACAATGCTGTGGACGAAGATCTTATTCTTTCTCACATCGGCGTAGCTTCTGGAGACCCAAAAAAAGATTTGATAAGGCTTGCTGAATATCATCAAAAAATAGGAACAGAACAGGCCGCGCCCTCTGAAACGTGTAAAGAAAAAGCCGAAACCTTTACAGATCAAAGCGAAACTGTAAAAGAAACGGCAAAATCTTTACATATCCCGCAAGACGCTTTGGATGAATGGGATTTATCATCTGTAGGAAAAACACCCCAAAACGAAATCTTATATGCTGTTGATGAGAACTTAGATAATCTAATCCGCAAAGCCCTGACACAGCCCGACCAGAGCGGGTGGATGCCGATTGAGAGTGCGCCGAAGGATGGTAATAGGTTTTTAGCTTACGAAAAAACCGAAGAAAATTGCATTTATGAGGCGTGGTGGGAAGAAGATTATTTGATTGGTGAATGGGGCGAAAAAGTAGGGGGATTTGATGATGATTGGGATTTACAACGTAAACCAACCCACTGGATGCCGTTACCAAAGCCGCCACAACACGATGAAAGTTGTTTATCAAAAACAGAGGATTTTAAGACACAAAATGATTTGAGTGTTGAAAGTTATAAACAAACAGACCAGAGCGAAGTCATTCGGGATTTGGCGGGGCTTTTACAAGAAACACAGCAAAGGGGAGCGTATGGTTTAGGTTCTACATTGGCAGAACGTATCCAAGAAGCCCTAACCAAACACGCCACCGCACTTCAGGATAAGGGGGTTTAGGATGGAGGATTTAATAGGTACTTTACTAATTCTTTTAGCGTTAGCAGCACCCCCGTTGTTTTTAATTGCTCTTGCGTGGGAGTTTGAAAATACAGGGCGAGTAATTAAAGCTGAAAAGCAGGAGTTTTTCAATGAGTGTTTGCAGTCAGAACCTAAATATAAATGCACCGCGATGTGGGAAGGAAACCCCCAATGACTAAACACGATTTTGAAGCGGCGCTTATGGATTTGAACACTATGCGCCAGTGGCTAGAACTAGCGCACGAAGAGCCTATCGAGAAAATTTTGAACAACCGCCCGATCAAGCAGTCTCTTGAAACAATCCAATTCGCCCTGCGCCTCGCACAGACATTGAAGGATGGGGCGGTTAGTGAGGACGTTATAAGCGCTATGGCTTCTGAATATGATCCAACTTGGGGTTATCCTGATGCAAGCGTTGGAAGAGATTGGGCTAAAGAAAGCCTCAAAGCAATGATCGAACAGCTTTTTAAGGAGGTTGAGAATGAACGATAGAAAAATAATACCTTGGGCTTGTTACGACCAATGGAAAGCGTTTCAAGATAGTCCGTGGGGTAAAATTTACCGTGAATTGGAGCAGACAAAATGACCGAAGCCGATAAAATATTAAAGATGATTAAAGCCGTAGATGTGAACGACACTGATACGCTTGATGAGATTGATGCGCGGGTTTGGTGTTACGATAACAACGAACCTTTTGACGATAAAAGAATAGATCGTGCAGGGCATCATTTAATGTACGCAGTAAACACAGTCGATTCTTATTTTGCTGTAATACCGAGACCAACTCGTTCCCGCGATGCCCTGAAAAGCATAAGACCTGAGGGGTGGACTATCAAGCTTTACAACTACTATGATGACACACCTATCAACCATCATTGCGCTATGCAAAAAAGTACGAAACATTTTGTAGCCAACAACCTACCAAGCGAAGAACTTGCAGAGCTACACGCCATCATACAAGCCATTTCTTATGAAAGGGAACAAAATGACCAGTAAACAAGACGCGATTGAGAAACCTTATAAAGATGGTTGGGTTTTAAGATACGAACCCGAAACAAAATTTATAGGGTTGTATCACCCAAAAGGCGGGAAGCAAACAGTTTGTGAATGCTCAAGCCCTGTAATGGCAGAAAGAATAATAACCGCCCTGTCCGAACAGCCTAGCGCGGAGGTGGATGAATTAAAAAAGCGTAACAAAAAGCTATATGATGAGTTATTAGAGCAACGAAAAAAGTTTGAAATATTAGAGCAGCGCCTGAACTTCAACCCTGATTGGCTTCAAACAGACGAGCAATCTAAAAAGCTTTTCGCTGAAATTCGCGCTGAATATATGGAGTACTTTGACAGTCAGCAAATAATCATTAGAAAATGGCGCGATAAATACAACGCTTTGAAAAAAGGGCAAGAAGTCCTCCAAAGCCAGCCCGACATTGCGCGGGTTTTGGATATAAAAGCTATGGTTGCGACTTTTGCGGAAAGTAACGAAAGTGACGATTATCCGTTCGACGGTGAAGAATACGACGTAAACCTTGTGAAATTTGCTTTTGACTGCCTGTTTCGCAACATTACGGACGTTTTGGAAGGGATGAAGAAGGATGCTTACACTCCTGATGACCAGTATGAGAGAGCAGAATGCAGGGGTTATAATAAAGCCTTAGAAGATATTAAAACCGCGCTTGGAAAGGAGGGGGATGATGATTTATAAAGTTAACGCCATACAGTTAGAGAAGGAGCAACCAAACGATGAGTGATGCACAAATTATATTGAGGGTTAGGATTAATAGTGTTTGTAATCCAGAAGATGTAACAAATTACAAAGGCGGCTTTTCAGAACTGGTAAGAGAGTTAATAGATGACGAAGGAACCTTCGTTGGTTTGATTGAAGATGATTTTGATGTCATAGCTGTTGAGGAGATTAAAGATGAGTTACCGCGTTAATGTATTTGCAAAGTACGCCAACAAACCTTGGGGTGCTGATATTACAAAAGTTACATTCGACTCTGACGAAGTGCTAATACACAAAGTTTCAGACGAAGCCCTTAGCGCATTACAGCAAAAGAGAATGTACGGTTGGCGGGATTATACAGAAAAACCACTTGTGATGAAATTGTCCTTAATGCCAACATTGGATTTGAACCGGAGGTAGAAAATGCCAAAGTCCGGCGTTGGTGAAGTCATAGATTTTGATAAAGCCAAACGCACCGCTAAGATTTTAAGGTATTACAAAGCGCAGGACGGTCACTGTTATCTGTGCGGGGGCAAAATGACACTAGCCCAAGGCTTCAACAACACAGCGGAAGTTGAGCATTTAGTCCCAAAAGGGCATAGACGGGTAGCAGGTAAGTACAACGAAGCCGCCGCTGGTATGGCTTGTAATAGATTTAAAGCTGATAAGCCTTTGCACGAAGTTTCCAGACAGTTACAATTATTAAAATTATGTGAGCAGGAAGATCGTAAAATATTAACCAAGTTATCGAAAGGAAAGCATAACATGAAAAAACTAGGAGCCGCACTGGCTTTAGTAGCCAGCACCACAGCAACGGACGCACAAGACTATACAGCTTGCCAACCAACAGAACAGCTATTTGAAATCCTAGAAAACCGATATGGTGAAACCCGGCAATCGTGCGGTACATTTTCACCAATACATTTAGACTGCCACTGGGCGAATGCGGAAACAGGAACTTACACCAACACTAGAACCAATATTCAAGAGGGTATAAGCTGTATTGATAGTAGTGGTTCTAATTGGCAGCCAATTGCACAACCAGATAAACTAGAGCCTAATTTATAAGGAGAAAATATATGATGAATACAGGTAAAAACAACGCTGGAAAATGGAACACTGGTAACGAAAACTCTGGCAACGAAAACTCTGGCTGCTGGAACACTGGCAACGAAAACTCTGGCTACTGGAACTCTGGCGACAGAAACTCTGGTGACAGAAACTCTGGAAAATGGAACACTGGCGACAGAAACTCTGGCTGCTGGAACACTGGCGACAGGAACACTGGCTGCTGGAACACTGGTAACTGGAATAGGTGTGACAAAGAGACAGGATGTTTTAATACAGAAGAGAGCGACACCATCCGCATCTTTAACAAACCTTGTAAGAGTGAAGACTGGGATAACGCTGATAAACCAGATTTATTGTACTTCAACTTAACCGAGTGGATTCCTTATTATGAAATGACGGACCAAGAAAAGCTAGATCACCCGACATTTCATACTACAGGTGGCTATTTAAAGAAATTAGACTACCAAGAGGCGTTCCAAAACGCGTGGAATAATGCTTCGGAAGAAGATCGAAAGCTTGTTGAACAACTACCTAATTTTGACGCTGATGTGTTTTACTATATTAGTGGCATTGATGTCCGCAAGAAATCTGATTGTGAAGGTAAGGTAATCTAGGTTGATGGTAAGAAATATAAATTGGTAGGTGTATAATAACTAACCCACCTCAAGACTCAATGAATAAAGAGAACACAGAAAGAAACCAAAATGCTAACACAAGAAGTTAAAGATCAGCTAATCGCAGAAGGTATCGAACACCGAAAAGCCGACATGCTTATAAAGGGGCAGTTTTGGAACGGTCATAGGGGTTGCTCGGTTGGCTGTTATGTCAAGACAAAAAACAATCCACATAAAGCCTTATCCAAACGATCTGGAATGCCGGAATGGATACATCATATGCAAGATATCGTCTTTGAAGGTTTACTGGATACGCATAGATATCAATGGTCTGAACGGTTTTTCACAGCCGCACCCGTTGGACTAACAAATGAGCAACTTGTTGAACGTATAAAGGTTCCGTTCCTTATAGTCATCCTTGAGAGCGCGTTACAGTCTTTCGATCATGACGATTATCCAGATGTAAAGAAAGCAATTGAAGATGTTTTAACCCTTTATAAAAGCGGCGAAACAGATTCGCGAAAATTTAAGAATGCCGATGATGCCGCTTATGCCACCGCTTATGCCACCGCTTATGCCACCGCTTATGCCACTCTTGCCGCCACTCGTGCCGCCCGTGCCCCTCGTGCCGCTTTTACCGCTCGTGGCTACAAATTCATTGAATTTTCAGATGTGTTGATAGGCTTGATGGAAAAAGCCGCAATTAAGGGAGACGAGGATGAGTAATTTTCCCAGAAGAGACATTTTTTTATTACCAGAAAAACCTACTGATAAAGATCGTATAAAAAGGCTTTTGTCTATTATTCGTGAAAACTCACACCATTGGTCTGAAGTCGGAATTGGTATTGATACTAAGACAATGCTTTTACGTTTTAACAATGAAGAAGTTCGCAAAGTTATGGATGGCTTTGATGAAGGAAACCCCAATGACTAGATTTAAAATCGTAGAAAACATCATAACTGGTGAAATAGTGTCTGGTGTTGTTTGTAAAGGATTTTTGTTTAAAGGATCAACGGTAAGGTTTAAGTGAGTAGAATCGTAACAGAAAAAGAATTTAGGCAATCAGTCATTGATAAAATGACTGATTTGCAATATACAAATAAACAGTTTGATTTTGTTGTCGGGCCTGGGCGTTCAGGAGCAATAGCATCAGTATATGTATCACATTTATTAGGTATTCCATTCTTACAATATATTCATAAACCCGATATCCATAAAAGATTGCTAATCGTGGATACTGCCCGCTTTACAGGAAAAACATTAAGACGTATAAGAACATTGTATAAAGATTATGATGGTAGAGTTGTCTGGTTTTACGATGAACCGCCAAGAGTTAGGTTCTGGTACGAAGACTTGACATTATAAGTTTATGAGCATAGAGTGATATAATATTATGTTTTTATATATTGATACAGAATAGGATCAAAGATATGACTACAGTAGAAATCGAACAATATTCATACAGTGGTGAAGGTGATGGTGGTGGTTACGGCAATGGTTATGGCGATGGTCATGGCAATGGTGGTGGATATGGTGGTGGTAGTGGTTATGGTAGTGGTAGTGGTCATGGTCGTGGTGGTGGTAGTGGTAGTGGTTATGGTTATGGTAGTGGTTATGGTTACAACATAGGATCAAAATTATGAAAGCAGAAATCGAACATATCTCATACAGTGGTAAAGGTGATGGCTATGGTCATGGTGAAGGTTATGGTTATGGTTATGGTTATGGTGATGGTCGTGGTTATGGTAGTGGTTATGGCGATGGTGATGGTAAAGGTCAGGGTTATGGTCATGGTCATGGTGATGGTGATGGTTACAACATAGGATCAAAATTATGAAAAAAAGTGATGATGGAATTGAAACTCCTAATAATTGGATTATTGTTCGATTTGACAGCGAAGAATATGGAATAATATATAAAGTAGTTGCCGGGTGGTCAGGAGGATATGTTCATGGAGATTCATGGAGGATAAATTCTGGCATTGTTTCGGTGGATGAAGATGAAAAATACTATTATTTTTACGGCTATTCTGGTAGTATCTATAAGTGTTATAAAGAATCTAATGCATTTAGAATGAATATTGCACCTGCCGTGGGAATTATAAAGGAACAGGGCGGATATTCAGTTGATGTTGAAGAAGTAGTGAAATATTTTGAGGATAAGGAAAAATAGAATGTTAAAAATAATCGGTGACCATGAAGACTCTACTATAGATCAAGCAAAAAATGTACTGGCAAAAGGTGCTGATAAGTTTATTTTATGTGCTGATGGCCATTTAGGATACGGTCATCCTATTGGTGGAGTTGCGGCATATAAAGACAAAATATCAATTTCAGGTGTAGGATTTGATATCGGTTGCGGTAATATGGCAGTCAAATTGCCTATTACAATAGATCAAGTAGATCATGACAAATGGAAAGATATCGGATACAAGATAAGTCAACATATATCTTTTGGTATGGGTAGAACAAATAATACACCGGTTGAAGCTTCTTTCTTAGATACTGATGCAAATTGGCAAAATGAGGCATTGAAAGATTTAAAAGATATGGCTGTTAGTCAATTAGGCACAGTCGGTTCTGGCAATCATTATGTGGATGTATTTTATGATGATGAAAAATTCATTTGGATTGGTGTACATTTTGGTAGTAGAGGACTGGGACATAAAGCCACTACTCATTTTTTGAAAAGACTCGATGCAAAAGATGGTATGCATTCTGATCCGTGTATTGTTGATATGAATAGTGATATCGGTCAATCATATTATGAAGCTATGCAATTGGGTGGCCAATATGCGTATGCTGGTAGAGAATGGGTTTGTAAAGAAGTCGCAAAAATCATTCAAGGAACTGAAGAATTTCTAGATGTTGTTCATAATCACCATAATTTTGCATGGATAGAAGAACATGATGGTAACAAATATTATGTTGTTAGAAAAGGTTCAACACCAGCGTTTCCCGATCAAAGAAGTTTTATTGGTTCAAATATGTCTGATATTAGTGTTATTGTAAGAGGATTGGATACACCAGAAGCAAAAGAAAATTTATATTCTACTGTACATGGTGCAGGTAGGATTCTTTCAAGGCGTAAAGCGGCAGGAAAATTCAAAGGCTGGGGTAAAAAAAGGAGACAGGTCGAAAGAGGTATCATTAATGAAACCAAAATGAGACAAGATGTATCTTTGAAAGGTGTTCATCTGTTTGGTGGAGGTGCTGATGAATCGCCTGATTGTTATAAAAAACTTAATACTGTGTTGAATCATCATCAAGATAGTATTGAAATTGAAACACGATTAACACCTATTATTGTCTGTATGGCAGGCGCAAACGAGTTTGATCCTTACAAAGATTAAATCTTGACACTATAATAATATCAAGTAAACTATGTACATTGAATTTAACATGATATGAGGATAAAAAAATGTCTACAAACTATAGTACAGCCGTAATGCTTTTCAATGATGATATCAAAGGGGTATTGGCAACATATGAACCTGAGACAAATTTTCCGACAGGTAAAACTACACCCAAAAAAGTATTTTTTAAAACATTAGATAAAACGCTTAAAGTTGGCGATATTGCCGTTGTTCCTTCTAATACACGGCATAATTTTACAACTGTAAAAATTGTTGAAACTGATGTTACTCCTGATTTTGATTCTGATATTGAAGCAGATTGGATTGTTGCCAAAGTTGATATTGAAGCACATACTGCAATTCTTGAAGAGGAAAAAGTATTTGTTAATGAAATGAAGAAATCAGAAGCAATTGCCAAGAAGGAAACACTTCGTAAAAACATGGAAAATGTTTATAAAAATATTAAAGGTGATAATTTAAAAATTACAACATTTACAAGTCAGTCTAGTGTGATTGAAAGTAAGGGAGACGAATAACTCCAGTTTTTGTTTTTGCTGATGTGTTAACCTGGTGCCAAATCCCTCACAGGGCACATCAGATCCATTTTATGCAAAATGGATCATGCAAAGACTAGCTTCGCATGAAGGTTTGAACGATGGTAGTAGCGGTGAGGATGTAATGGCGAAGTGAACCCATCGAACATTCCTCTTATAAAGGAAATATAATATGAAAGTAAAAATCAAACAATATCCATATAGTGGTATAGGCCATGGTGATTGTTATGGTCATGGTATAGGTCATGGTGGAGGTAATGGCCATGGTTTTGGTAATGGCCATGGTGGAGGTAATGGTAGTGGTAATGGTTATGGTTATGGTTATGGTCGTGGTGGTGGTAGTGGTTATGGTTATGGTAGTGGTAAAATAGGATCAAAGCTATGAAAGCAGAAATCAAACAATATTCATACAGTGGTCATGGTTTTGGTAATGGCCATGGTGGAGGTAATGGTGAAGGTTATGGCAATGGTTATGGTCGTGGTAGTAGGCGTAGCCGTGGTATTGCTAGAATAGGTGCAAAGCTATGAAAAGGGTGACAGAGTATGCCATATTGTCCTAAATGTGTAGAAAAATTGAGTAAACGGAAATCTGCAAGAGCATATTACTGTAAGAAACATGGATTTGTTAGAAAAATTAGAACACCTACAATGGAATCGACAGATGCCTTTAATAACTCATATAAATTGTCTATAAAGGAAATATAATATGAAAGTAGAAATTAAACAACATTCATATAGAGGTAAAAGTAGTGGTGGCGGCTATGGTTATGGTTATGGTAAAGGTTATGGTTTTGGTAATGGTTTTGGTATAGGTTATGGTCGTGGTCATGGATATGGATACAGTAAAACGGATGTGAAGCTGTGATAGAATTATTAGAATTAAATGGTTTTGAAAAAGAAATATAAGTGCCAAAAATACCTTTAATACCATACATGAATGTGTTATGTTTGATAATGGATACTCTATATATGAAAGGAAATATATATTATGGGTAATACGACATTTACAAAAGAAAATATTGCAAATATTGTAACAATTACTGTACGAAAAGTTGAAATTCAATATTATGCAAGTTCAACTCCTTCCGGCAAGCCCATCATCCGAACTGCTATATTAGACAATTCTATGTTTTCAGATTATTTGCATATATCATATTTTATGTATGATAATGGTTATAAAGTATGTGATGGTATGGGTGAATTTCTTAATTTAATTGATAGCCAGGCTTATAGTAAATATCGTAAATATCCGAAACTAGAGGTTGCACGCAAAACCTTTATACCGTATTCTAACATATTGTCATGTAAGGCTATTAAAGAAAAAGCAATAAGTGTCAACATTTACAAGTGGTGGGAATATGAATATAAGCCTTTCTTATTTGGAACATATAGGAAAATTTTGAAGGATAATGGCCATAAAGTTGAATGTGATAATGAAGATATCTTCATTACACATGAAAGAAATGAAGGCATATACAGATTTAAATATGAATAAATATGATGTATGACATACAAAATAACAGTGAACAATACATATTCAAATGGGGATACTTTAACATTGGCTTTTGACACAAATTCGAAATTGCTCCACGATGCAGTTAGTGATGTTGATTCAGAAATTCTTCATGCAAGAATAGGTCAAGGAAAAGACCCCTTCGAAAGAGCCATTAAATCAAGTGTAACCTATTGCCCTATGAAAGATTATTCAGTAAAATGAAAAAATATGTTGGTAAAAAATACAGCGATGTTAAAGATATTCTTGAAAACTTGCCTAATGTTAGATTAATTTTCAATGATTCTTTTATTACTGCTGATTTTGTACCCGGTAGAATTGATGTTTATATAGATGAAAATGGAGTAATTTGCGATGTCGACCAGTCTTAATACTATAATGGAATTATTTGGAGATTCTTTAGTTGCTGATATAAAAGATCAGCGCAGTAAAAAAGAAGACATAATTCCTCTTAATTTTACAACTTACGGAATAACAGGAAAGCTTGCAGATTATACAAGAGTCGATTTGGTAACCTGTTTAGATGGATTAGGCAAAACACATCACTCACCAATTCGCAGTAATACAGATATTCTTATAGTAGGAGATGAAAATCCCTTGAATAGAAAAACTAAGAAACTAAGCCAAGCGGAAAAATACGATATTCGAATTGTATCGGAAAGCGAAATTGGTGATTGGCTGGCAAATAATATTCTTTAATAGGAGATGATATATTATGAAAGAGAAAATACTCCATACTTTATCCTTATTGGAAAATTGTCATGATTGTAAAGTAATATTGGCATCTGAAAATGGTTCCCGTGCATGGGGATATTCTTCATCTGATTCTGATTATGACGTGAAGGGAGTATTCATCAGAAATAATATATATGACTATTCCAAATTATTTAAGAATAGAGATGTCATAGAATATAAAAAGGATGATATTGATATATGTTTATGGGATATCAGTAAGTATTTAACTCTTTTGGAAAGAGGAAATGCCCATACATATGAAATCTCCTATTCACCGCACCAGTATATAAGTGATATTGATTTATCGGCATTTACAAAAACCGAATTAAAATACAATTTAAAAAATGTAGCATATCATTATTACGGATTGGCATATAAGACATTTAGACAACATACTGTAAATACAGGTGAAACGACTATTAAAAAATATCTGTATATGATACGACCTTTATTGGCTGTAAAATACATATTAGAATATGAAGAATTACCTTTACTTGTGCTGGATGATTTGTATAAAAAAATGCCAGAAAAGTGTTTACCTTTTGTCATAAAAGATATACTATGGAATGATATTCTTAAAAAGAAACTCAATGGTACATTAAAGAATAAGCAAAAACAAAGCTATCCAGTGCTGGATACTTTCATAGATAATGAACTCAATCAAATAAAAGAAATCCTTGCTGGCCAATCGGTTTTGACTAATACAACAGATTGTATGACCCGCAGAAACACTATAGAACAATATTTTTATGACAGAATCAAACATCTACACCAATATTCGCCAGTACGGCAATGATCTCCTATACATAGGATACGAAAATTCAGAAAGAGTCCAAAAAAGAATACAATATGAACCTCATTTATTTGTTGACAGTGAAAATGATACTGGATATACAAATATCTATAATCAAAATATAGAAAAGGTTGAATTTGATTCGATTAATGCCACTAAAGATTTTATTTCAAATTACGGCTCCGCAAAGAACTTCAATCTCTATGGGATTGATAAATTCAATTATCAATATATCAGCGAAAATTATCCTACCGAAATTACATTTGATAAGAATGTTGTAAAGATATATTTTTTTGATATTGAGGTATATTCACCCGATGAATTTCCCACCCATGAAAATGCGGTTCATGAAATAACTGCAATATCCATTAAAGATAAAAAGAACAATCAAATGCATGTTTGGTATCTTGATTCGGATTATGGTAAATTCGACCCAGACAATCTAAAACATATCAAGAATCCCACTTATGAAATTGTTCCACATGAATTTACAAACGAAAAAGACCTTCTGCATAATTTTATTATGTGGTTTTCCAGCAATCCACCAGATATTTTAAGTGGCTGGTACTCACGACTATTTGATATTCCGTATCTATATAACAGATTGGTTAATGTATTTTCTAAAAAAGTTGCCAATAGACTGTCTCCTTGGAATATGGTAAAGGAAAAAAGAAAACAGGTAAAAAGAAACAATTCATATCATGAGGAAGTTTCATATGATATATATGGCATAAATGAAATTGATTATATGGATTTATACCAGAAATATTCTATTAATAAATCAGAAACATATAAACTTGATTTTATTGCCAATAAACATCTAGGTGTTGGTAAACTTGAATATGAAGGCACATTGAACCAGTTATTATTCAATGACTATCAGACATACGTGGAATACAACATTATTGATGTGCAAAGAATTGATGAATTGGAAGATTCATTATTATATCTGGAATTACTAATGATTGTTTCCTATGCCGCCAAAGTAGCGACATATAATGATGCACTTGGTACTGTTAAATACTGGGAAATATTGATCTATAACTTTCTGTGTGAGCAAAATAAACGACCTGAAATAAAACGATTCAATGATTCAACCAAAACAGAAAAATATGATGGTGCATTTGTCAAAGAGCCCATACCAGGCATGAAAGAATGGGTGGTATCATTTGATTATACATCACTGTATCCTTCTATCATTCGACAAGTAAATATAGGACCAGAAACACAATTGAAACCTGATCCTTTCGGCGGGAATATTTTAACTCTTGCAAACAGTGTAGAAATACCAAAATTCTTAAATTATGAATATGACTTATCAGAATTAAAAACATATAACATGTCCATGGCAGCCAATGGTACATATTATAAAAGAGATGTGCAGTCATTTTTATCATCTTTGATGGAAACATTTTTTAAGAAGAGAAAAGAATACCAAGCCATTATGAGAAAGTATGATAGACAATTATCCACAATGAAAAAAACGGATAAAGATTATGATAAAATTCACACACTAAAAAAGCAATATGATACAAAACAATATGCTGTTAAAATTTTAATTAATTCAGCATACGGTGCAGTAGGAAATGCACACTTTCAATATTATGCAGTAGACAACGCAGAAGCGGTGACTCTTACGGGTCAATTGATTATTCAAAACGCAGAACGATCTATTAATGAATATTTAAATAAGCTTCTATCAACTGATAATATTGATTATGTTACCTATATTGATACTGATTCCGTCGGTGCTGATACAGAAGTATGGTTGAACGATAAAAAAATTCCCATAGAACAATTGTATAATGAACTAGAAGGAATTGTTGAGTATAGAGGCAAGGATAATGAAATAAAACATATTTCTGATAATGTAACCACAAAAACATACTATGATAGTAATGTTGTTGATAGAAAAATAAATTATGTTATGCGTCATAAGGTCAAGAAAATGATGTATAAAATATCAGTTGATGATAAATATGTTATCGTTACAGAAGATCATTCCGTAATGGTTGAAAGAGATGGTAGTCTTATTGCTGTTACTCCTTCGGAGATATTAGAAACGGATTTAGTTATTCATATAGTCTAAACACCTAAAATCATAATTATACATAGACAAACGTATCGGAGTATATTTATGGCAAAATGTTTCATTCCAAAAATATTAAAAGAAAAGTGTAATGAAGAGCAAATATTGGAAATAATTAAAATTTATGAATACTGGAAATCTAAAGACGGTAAAAAATGCAATCTATATATAAATATTCAATTCCTGCATTTTTAAAAAGTAATATTCCAGTAAATGAATGGTTATATAGAACCAAAGAAATTGTTAAATGTGGAAGAGGTACAACCTTGAAAAAATGCAGTTAATGTATGGCAATGATATTGGTAAATCTAAATTTGAGGAATACAAAAATAAACAAGCTACCAGCAATACTTTTGAATATAAAAATAAAAAATATGGAATGTCAAAAGAAGAATTTAATCAGTATAATAAAAGCAGAGCCGCTACATTAGAAAATATGATAGATAAATACGGAGAAACAGAGGGAATATACAGATGGAACAAATATGTGGAAAAACAAAAATACGCGGGTTCTGCAAAAGAATATTTCATAGAAAAGTACGGTAAAATCGCTGGTACAAAAAAATATGAAGAAATTAATAAATCAAAGGCACAAACTTCTGAAAACTTTATAAAACGATATGGAAGAGAAAATGGCAAAAAACTATTTTTAGAATATTTAAATAAAAGACCGACAAGTTCTCTATATTCATTTTCGAAAAAGGCAAACATGTTTTTTGATTTATTGGATAAAGAGATATCTCATTTGAATCTAAAAACATATCATGGGAATAAATCAAAAGAATATTATTTATGGTCTTTTGATAATAACATTTACTTTTATGATTTTTGTATTCCAGAATTAGATATTATCATTGAGTTTAATGGATCATATTGGCATGCCGATCCAACAATATACAATTCAGAAGATGAAATATTGTTTCCTAATAATAAGAAAGTTATAGCAAGGCATATATGGGATAAAGATGTTGTAAAAAATAATACAGCAATTGAAAATGGGTTTCATCTTTTTTTAGTATGGGAAAAATATTATGATAACAATTCAGATAGAATTATAAAAAAGTTAAAAGAAAGAATAGAAAATAAATGGAAATTAAAAAATCAAAACCTAAAATAGAATGTTTAGGAGTAAAAGAAGAATATGTCTATGATATAGAAGTTGAAGGAACTCATACGTTTTTTGGTAATGATATATTGGTACATAATTCCGTATATATTAATCTTGCCCCTTTGGTAGAAAGTATATTACCGGATGAAACGGATAAAGAAAAGATTGTTTCATTTTTAGATACGTTTTCAGAAAAAAAGCTTTCCAAAATTATTAATGATAGTGATACCAAAATGTTCGATTATCTGAATAATCGAGAACTGCAAATGGTTATGAATAGGGAAAATATAGCTGATAATGCCATATGGACCAAAAAGAAAAGATACTGTATGAATATTCTTGATAAAGAAGGTATCAGGAAAATTGACAATCCATCATTGAAAATTATGGGTATTGAGGTTGTCAGATCATCTACTCCAGCAAT